ACGGGCAACAAGATGTACCGCGCCTTCTGCACCAAGGTTGTGGAACGCGAAGACCTGATCGACGATCCGCGCTTCCAGGAAGTGCTGGAGCGCAATAAGAACTCGGAGATCCTGTTCGACCTCCGTCTCCGCATCTGAGATCAACTGCTTCAGTAGGTCATTCGATACCTCACCCTGAACGGGAGCATCGCCGGTTTGGAACTGCACCTTGTTGGCGAGCCTCACCTTGACGTTGTCTACCGTTGTATAGAGCAGGACGAATTCTACCGCCATCAGTTCTCCTTAGGCCTGTGCGCCCTTCAATAGTGCTTCCTTGGATGCCTGAGCCGGAACCGCCGCTGGTTTCCCTACGACTGCTGCTGGCTTCTTATCCGGTGCCGGAACCGATGCTGGCTTGGCCTTAGGCTTCGTCCGTTGGATAGCGGCTTCGGCGTTCTTCGCCTTGCGCTCAACAGCTTCCTTCGGATCCATCTTCAGCAATGACTTGACCTTCTTGTCGAAGGCGTCGCCGACCGGAGTGTTAACGATGTTCTTCTGTCCCAATTCGGCCATGTCCTTAGCGGTCATCTTCTTGATGTCGATAGGCATTTCCTTCATCTTCTCGACTTCGGAAAGCAGTACCGCCTTCTGATGGCTGACCATGACTCCGCCGCCGGTATCCACCTGCGATGGTTCGCACAGGATCTTCGCCTGCGCCTCATCAACTTCGATCACGTCGCCTGGGACCGATTGTCCCACATACTTCAAAATCTTAACCTTAACCTTAGCCATAGTGATTCTCCCATGTAAATGGCCCCAGCGGGTGTGCCGGGGCCTTCGAAATTAAATAACTGTTCCGGTAAGCGTGTCAAACGCTCGCTTCAAGCGCGGTCCGCCGTAGAACCCGCCGAAGACGTCGATGTACGGATTGCCCGGACGGTCCTCGATGTGCTCGTCGACAAGGATGAACTTGCCTGGAGCTGGGTTGTCCAGTGATCCGTTCGCCAATGAAAGCGTCATGACCACGTCGCCGATCTTGTTGTTGTCAGGCAATTTGCACTCGAAGTACAAACGGCCGTCAGGGATGAAGTAAACCGCATCGCCGACAGTCACCAAACCGGTCGTCGCATTGACGCTCTCAGGCTGGTACCATGACTTGTAAACCTCGATCGGAGGCATGCCCGGGATCAGGAACGAGCAGACGGCGTTGATGTCGTGCATCTTGTACGTCTCCGCTGCGAAGCGATTCTGGATCAAGCTCTGCACCGCAGGATTGTCCAGGAACACTCGCTCGGTGTTCGCGTTCATGATCACCTTCGTGATCTTGTACTTACGGAAAGGCGCGTAGCCGCCCATGATCCAGTAACGCAAGTCCTGGACTGGAGTGGACGAAGGATTGGCAACCGTGAAGTTACCGAAGCCGTCATTCGCTCCCCATGGTACCGATGGTGCCACGTCATTCTGCGCTGGCTTGCCGAAGTCCACGGTCTTGCCGTCGTAGACATAGGTTCCGTTCAGGATCGCCTGCCATCGCAGAAGTTCCATTCGGGCCTCGATGCGGTTGTTCAAGACCAGGGCGTTCTCGTTCAAATGCTGGCGGATTCCCCGCAAGCTCTGATCGTTCTTCCCCAATTCTCGCAAGCGCAGGATCTCACCCTCATTGAAGCGGATGAATTCCTTGTACGCGCCTGGCGCATACTGCTGCGTGCGGAACTGACGACGTGGTGCGGACTGTGGGTCCGTGCCGATCGTGTGTTCCTTGATCAAACCGCCGCGTGCTTCCCAAACGTCCACGAACACGGAGCTCGCCGGTTCGTCGATCGATGGCATGTACTTGGCCCCTAGGTATTCCGTTACGTCCGTTTCGATCTCGCGGATAACTTCGGAAAGCACTCTTGTGTGTGAACCTGCAAAAACTTTGCTCATTTATATCCTCCCTTATCCGTAGATTTGTAGAAGGTTTGAGCCGTGTTCGACACTAGCCTTCGCGTTGAGGTCGACGATGGCTGGACCATCTAGACCGATTAAAAGATCCTGATACAACTCTCCCGACTTGATGATCGAGATCTCGCTGCCGTTTCCGGCATCGTCGGTGATCGCGGATTCAGCCAAGACGCCAACAGCTGTCTGACTTCCGTCAGTGGCAGCATTGCTGTACGGCTTGTAGAAGCCCGCATCGGCCCCCGAAGTAGCGTATCCAAGCACCAGACCTGCTTCGTATGTGACTGTCAATCCGGCGCCGGCCTTGACAATACGCCCACCAGCGAACCGCAATAAATCACTGCGCTTGGCAATGACGTTCTTGAAGTTCTCTCGGCTGTCCTGTGGGATGAACAGCGAATCTCTGTATTCCTGAGATGGCATGTAGACTCCTTTCGTCTATTTATCTCTCGGGAAGGCTCACGCCCATCCCAGTTAGTGTTTGTCTTCGATAACCTTTGGCTTGCCAGCGGGACCGTTGACAGGCTCTTCTTCGCCCGCCTCTAGCTCTTGGCCTTCCTCTTCCTCACCCTTGACGAGCTCCTGCACCATTCCGGCGAGTCTCGCCATCTGGGTGTTCTGCTCATCGACCTGGGCCTGAAGCTCGTTCATTGACTTCTGGTAGTCCTCGGACTTTACGTCTCCGGTACCAGCGCCTTCGAGGTGCTTGACCCCGTGCTCTTCCAGATGCGATGCCATTTCGGCATGCGCGCCCTTCGCGCCCTCGACGTCGCCTTCTTCAAGGCATGACTTCAAGTGGGCCATGTGCTTCGCGAACAAGTGCGCGAGCTGCTTCTCGTCGCCCTCTTGTCCCGGAACTTCATGTGGATCCTTCCCAGGCTGGATCTCTTCTTCCTTTGGACCAGACAAATGAGCGTCGGCCTCTGGATCTTCTTTGATCTTGGCTCCCAATTTCTTAAGGGCTCCACGGGTCTCCGCCTTTAGGCGCTTGATGTCGGTCTTCTTCATTCCGCGACCGATGTCAGAGAACTCAACTGCGTCCTTGGAACCGCGCTGTGTCGGGTCGACCTGCGGCTCGCGCAATTCGAAGGTTCCGATCACGGTGTCCAATGAATCGTCGGAAAGCTTCGAGAGCTTCTTGACGTCCATCTTCTTGTATTCAGCTGGGGTCAGCTTTCCCGATCTCATCAGTGCAGTCAGGCGGTGAGTGACCTTGCCGGCCTTTTCCGTCTGCTTCAACTGTACGATCGCTTCCTTACCCTTGCCCTGCAAAGTCGAGAGCTGATCGCCGATCTGCTTCAGCGCGGTCAGGCGCTTCTTGTGCGACGCTAGTCGCTTTACGTTTGGTGTAGGCATTCGTTCTTCCTTTCGTGATTTTTTCACGTCTTTTGATTGTGATAACAGCATGGCGCCAGGGGCCGCCGGTTCAATGACAGTCGAGACTTCCCCGAGCGTGTCCGAATTCTCATCGATACCAATTGATAGGTGATAGATCCGTCCGTCAAGCACCTTCTGGATGTTGTCCTCGCCGATGAACGTGATCCACGTCACCGCGCAGGATACGTTCTTGCCGACCTTCGGGACGTCCATGACGGCGTACTCGAGGTTGTCGGTCATGCGACCACGGATGCGGTCGTTCGAGTCGTTCTCGTGCTGGTCAAGCACTGGGTCATACGCGCCTATCGGCATCGCGTCGCCGTACTCCTTGCGGAGCGCGTCCATGACCTGATTCTGGTTCTTGACAATGTTCTTGATCCTGTCGGCGTCGAACTTGATCTCGCCGTCGCCTGATTCAAACGTGATCTCGGAGCCGTCCGGCCCTGAGTGGACGAGGATGCACTTCTTGCGAAGCTGCCCGTCGACCGCCTTGTCGGATTCCCCATTCTGAACGGAACCCGAGGATCCCTTGAGTCTCTTGAATGTGCTCACTTCTTCCAACCTTTCGGCAATGATACGACTTTACGTTTGGATGGATCGCGCTGGGGATCTTCCAACATCTTAATGTTTCGCGGGATATTTACAAGCGGAATCAAATGGGACCGGCAGTTCCAGTGGCATGCAGGCGTATTTTCGGCCAAAAGCCTCGTACCCGGACGGTACACAAGCCCGTGCCTTGACCTGCAGATCGGGGTCCGCGACGAGTCCCTGACGCTGTCGAACAGGAAGCCGATGATCTCCGGATTGTCCTCGTAGTACGCGGTCTGCGTCCTGCCGAAGTAGTTCGTCGTCTCGGTCCTGAACACGGTCTCAACCCTCGATTTCGAGGCCTGCCATGAGGACATCATCATGTCCTTGGCCTCCTTCATCGTGACCTCTCCGTCCCTAATAAGGGGCATCAATTCACCGAACTTGCGGCGAAGCTTCTGCTTGTACTGCCTGCGCATCCTGTCGGTCAGAACCTCGGAACGCTTCATGATCCTCGGCCAGTACCGCTTGTCCCTGAAGACCTGCTCGAGTGATCTGAGGTCCTTCGGAAGTCCCATCGGAAGCTTCGCAAGCCTCTTGCGTCCGCGCCGCTCAATCCGCATTTCTTCGTCGCACGAGTGAAATGCCGATTCAATGACCGAACGATAGAAGTCCTCCATGATCTTGCCCATGTCCTGCAGCTCCGGATCTTTGTACCTTCCGTTCGCCTGGTATTCGGTGAGGACCCAGTCGACGGCGAGTTCCATGTATGATTCCATGACCTCGGTGTATCTAGAGACGACGCGGTCCTTGCGATTGACCTGCTGCTTGACCTGCTGGGCCTTCACCTTGTCGAGCGTGAATGGGATCATGAATCCCCCATAATGGTGTCAGGAGATGGACTTGAACCACCGTCCTCAGGGGAATCACCCTTACCCTGCGCTCTAACCAGCTGAGCTACCCTGACCCTGTTCAATATATTGTAGACTGACTTGACGGTTATCCCGAGGAAGTGGGCGGTCTTCATCTTATTGCCGCCGAACATGTCGAGGGTCTGCACGAGTATCTCGCGCTTCATTCCCTCCATCGTCGTGCCTTCCTCGAACTTGTAAGTTATCATACCCGATAGTTGGGAAGCGTCGGATCTTCCGGCGTCCCGTCCTCGTTCGGCTTCTTCTGCTCTGAACCTGGTCCCTCTGGATCGGTTTTGAGGTCCTCGTCGGTCGGCTTCCCATCTGGTCCGAACGAAGGGACGTCGCTGAGCGGATCATTCGGATCCGTCACCTGCAGCTGCACCGCCGCCTTCTTCTTGAGGTTCATCTTCTGGCGAACCTCGTCCATGTCGGTCTGATCCGACGGGTCCATGTAACCCTTTTCGGTCAGGTTGCTGAAAATGTTCGACAGCTTCTCCATAGAGTCTTCGTCGTACTCCTCGAGGATGAAGTCGCCATATCCGTGCTTCTCCCATTGTTCCTTAGGGAAGTTGTACGAGATGATCTTGCGGATGAACTGATCCAGAATACCCTGCTTGATCGGCTTCAATTTGCCGTCGATGATCTTCTCGAATATCTTGTGGTGCTCTTGGCCGAGTGAATACGATCCGCCGCCGTCCCCGCCCATCACCAATGGTGGGATGAGGAGTCCGCGCATGATCGCCTTATTGAAATAGTCGATGCCGTCCTTGAACACGTTCATGTCGCCCGCGATCTGGATTGCCTCCACCTCGTAGGTCTCGCCCTTCTTGCCGGGCATGACGATGAACGATGAGTTGTGGATGGTCTTGAATGTCGCAGCCATCGCCTGATCGGCGCGCATCTCCTGCACGTTCGCCGGTCTGTGAGGGTCTTGATTCTGCTGCTTCACGCTGTCGTTCGGAGCCGCGTATCCGACCAAGAGCGGAGTGCCCTTGCGATCCGCCGCCACGATCCACATCTTCAGGAAGGCGTCCTTGGCAACCCAGTTCTTATAGATCCTTCTCAGGATCGATCGTCCGTAGGGGTTTCCGAACTTACCAGTCGAAGTCGAGCGGAGGTGGATGACCTTGCTCTTCGGTATCTTGACAGTGAGATAAGTGAGGTCAGCAGCAATGCGAATAGGATAAGGATAGTCCCCGACTGAAGCATACAGATCAGGTCGGAATCCATCGAGGTCGCCGAGTCTGACACCCAGCACGTAACTGTTGAAGAATGTATTATGGAAGCGTTGGTATTGATAGATTCCATCCGGTAGAACCTCCCCGTGCCTGTTGACTGCGAATACTAGAGTCAGTGGTGCATAGGTGGCGAGCTTCTCAGGCACGAACGCCGGAGCTCCGTCGAAATCCGATTTGAACGTCCAGACCTGCTCGGTGACCGAGAATCCGGACCATTCGCAGGAGAGCATCTCATCGAGGCATTCATGCCACGAACCCTCCATCTGATCGATCGCGCGTCTGACGAACTTCTGAATGTTAGGATCTGGATGCGTATAGTCCCCGAAGCGGGCGATCATGCACACGTTCAGGAAGTCGATCCCTGATCCGATCGTCTCATCGGTGTCCAACATTCGCTTGTAGGTCTCGACCGATACCGTCGATGGATTCGCGATGAAACGCGACAATGAACCGTAGAG